ATCCGTATCAATGGACACCCCAGCCTAGTTAAGACTCCTGACACAGAAGCAGTAGCAGGTGCAGGTTCAGTGGTGCAGATGCCAGACAATCTAGATCCAGGATTGAAACCCTATTTGTTACAGCCCACAGGCACTAACATTGACGCTATCTATAACAGCATAAGAAATCGTGTAGAAGCAATTGATCGTATGGCTAACCTAGGTTCAAGTCGTGCTACACAGACATCAACAATGAGTGGTGTGGCAATGGAAACAGAGTTCCAAATGTTGAATGCACGACTATCAGACAAAGCAGACAATCTAGAATTATGTGAAAGCAATATCTGGCATTATTTCTGCATCTATCAAGGTAAACAGTGGGATGGTAGAATCAACTATCCAGACACATTCCACATACAGGACAAGGCTAAAGAAGCCGCAAGTCTAATAGCCGCTCGTGGTGCAGTAACTGATCCAGAATATCTCAAGATGATTGACTGGGAAATTATGGAAACTGTGCTAGGTGAAGAGGATCTATCTAACTATCTAGAAGATCCAATGCAGTATCAACCACCCGCACAGACAAACCCCAATCTTATCAATGAAGTTCAACAGTCTGCACTAGGCATTGAACAAACTGGCGTAACAGATTTAACAATTCAACAAGGAACAGAATAATGAGCACACAATTATCAAACGCAATGAAACAACTATGGGCAGATAACTTTGCTCTCTATACTAAAAGTCACGGATTCCACGTCAACGTCACAGGTTGTGGATTCTTTGCCAATCATCAGTTCTTAGAAAAGATCTATGTAAACTTCCAAGAATACATTGATCGCCTAGCAGAAGGTTCACGCACCTTGGGTGATGTAGTGCCATTCTCAATAGATCGTATCCGTCAACTCACTCAGATTGTTGATGAGACTGTGGTGCCCTGCCCTGAAGATATGTGGACAGAACTCTACGCTGATGTTGAAACTGTCAAACAAGATGCTATTAAAGCCTTTGACTTATGTCAGAAAGAAAAGTGTTATGGCTTGCAGAACATCCTAGCAGACTACCTAGAAGATGCTGAGAAACTATGCTGGATGTTGGGTGCTTCAATGGAAGATCCTGCTGTGGCTGAAGCTGAAATGGCAGCAGATAAAGAAATGGGCATCCCAGAAGAACCTACTCCTAAACTATAAGGAATCATTATGAAAAAGAAGACACCAGTTAAACCACCAAAGAAGTATTGATATCAATCAAATTCAGCATCTATTGCATCAAGATATATAAATATATCACAAACATTACTCTTAAAGGAGGCAGAGTCTACAATGGACTTACAAAATACATTGGCAACAAAAACAGCAACTGACGCTGGTGCAATGAGCACAGAAGGACAGGCACAAGAGAAGTTTTATAGTCAAAAGGAGTTTGACGACGCAATGGCTAAAACCCGTGCGGCAGTTGAACGTAAGATGCAAAAAACCTTTTCTGAACTAGGCGATCTAGAAGAACTCAAAGCCATTAAGCAACAGGCTGAATCTAGTCGTTATGAAGAACAGAAAAACAAAGGTGATTTTGAATCTATCCTCAAAGACTTGGCTTCTAAAAAAGACGCTGAGATCCAGAAAAGAGATCAAATTATTGCTCAATATCGTGTGGAAACACCTTTAGTTGAGATTGCAGCCAAATATCGTGCCGTTGCTCCTGAACAGGTGAAAGCACTATTACGCAATCAGATTAAACTTAGCCCAGACGGTGAAGTAGAAGTAGTAGACAACAATGGAACCACTCGCTATCGTGATGATGGTAATCCATTTGGTGTTGAGGATTTAGTAAAGAACTTCCTTGACAGCAATCCACACTTTGTGGCTGCTGGTCCTACTACAACACAGACAAAGAGCAGTATTGGTTCAAATGGTATCTCAGGACAAGTAGATATTACCAAGTTAGATATGTCCAAGCCAGCGGACCGTAAGGTTTATGCTGAATGGAAATCTAATCAAGGTAGATAACATTTAACCTAAAGGAAATTTAAAATGGCTAATAATACCAGCATTAACAATGAGTTATATGCAAACCTAGTAACAGCGGCTCAGTTCGCTGCCTATGAGCAATCCGTTGCTCGTCAATTAGTAACAGTTTTTGATGCACCATTGAACACAGGCTTGAACCTACAAGTGCCAATTTGGTCCAGCATCTCAGCACAGTTAATCGCTGACGAAGCGGCTGCAACTGCTCGCAACACCAACACAACTTCACAAACAATCACTTTGAAAGAACACGTGGTTTACCATCAAGTTACAGACCAATTACGTGACTCAGCATACAGCAATGTATTCGCACAAATTGGTGATCAATCAGGTCGTGCTATTGCAGAATCTATGGACACACAAGTGTTCTCAACTTTTGCAGATTTCACTACTGACATTGGTAGCGATGCTACAGAAATGACAGCAGAAACAATCTTCAAGGCAGCGGCAACACTACGTTCACGCAAATTGACAGGTCCTTTCTACGCTGTGGTTCACCCTGGTTGTGCTTACAACATCAAGAAAGCTTTGACTGCAACTACATCTTATCAAAACGCAACTACTGTTGCTTCTGATGTATTACGTGGTTTCTACATTGGTACTATCGCTGGCGTTCAAATCTTTGAATCAGCATTAGTAGCAGATGGTATTTCTACTTCAGCTGTGAACGCAGTATTCGTTCCAGGTGCTATTGGACACGCTATGCGTGGTTCTGTAGAAATGAACACATTGTATCTACCAGCTAACCGTGCAACTGACGTTGTATTGAAAGCAGTAGCAGGTGCAACTGCAATCCAACCATCGTTTGGTGTGAAAATTACTTCTAACAAAGTTATTGACTAATCCAAATTAATCTAAGTTAGATTGGCAAAAAGGGCTCTTGTGGCCCTTTTTGTTTGACTGTATAATAATACTATGACGACAACAAAGGTAAATGGCAAAATGAGTTACGATGCTTTCAAAGTTTTGGCTTTCACGCAATACGGTATCAACCCACAGCCATTGGAAGTAGTTCGTGAATGGATAGAAAAAGAAATTGGTGATTATCCTTATATTGGACATCCAGCAGATGATTTAGGTTATGCTGAATTAGGTGATATCCAAACTATTGATGATGCTATGGTTAAACTAAAAAAAATTATTTGGCAATCTACACTAATGGAAACTTCAAAAAAGACTGAGCGTGAATTAGAAAAATTTAACAAAGATGCAGGTGGTAGAGTTGGCAAAGGATTTTATCGTTACGCACTTAAAGCATACTACCTAACATTGGAGGCCGCAGAATGAAAACAGCCACAAGATATCTTAAAACAACTTATTGTCGTAAATCCTTACCTTTTGAAAAAATATTATCTGAAGAAATTTGTCTACTGCCAGATGATCCTAAAATGTTTAATGGAGTCTTGGATAGATGGCGTGAAGAATTAAATCCTCAGACTAAAATTACACTGACAAAAATAACCCTTTCTAAAAAATATTATTTGGTGGAGGCCGCAGAATGAAAACCATCCTAGCAGTTCTAGCCCTAACATCAACACTGGCACAGGCTGAAACACCCTGGGCTCGTGACTGTGTTAATTGGTATGGTGGTAGTATTCCTCAAAGTGAAAGAACAGTAGATAACTGTCCTCGTGGACATAGCCATTGGGATCGTGAACAACCCAGTGGTAGTGGTTACATAGATCCTTCAGCCAACTCCAAAAGTCTTGTAACTTCACAGGCTGCTGGATCTATGCCTTATAGTGTGATATTGCCCACAGGTGTTTATGTGGTAGTGCCTAATGGTGCAGGTAGAATTCCCAACATCATACAGACTTCAAAAACTAAATAAACTGTCAACAGTGACTCGCTGACGACATTCCTTATAAAACCTTATAGAGGTTTTTAAAAAGGCTATTATTAATCGTAATAGCCTTTTCTTTTGGCTGGCTTGCTAAATACTTCATCGCGAGAAGGACTCGCACCAACGATTGAGAAGGACTCAAATATGTCTTTAAACCATACATTTGCCACGCTTGAAAATCTTTTACAGGTTGAACCTACCATACAAGACTATGGACAACTTGATTGGGATTGGGAGCTAGAGCGCAGTCAGATAGAAGTCATCCGTGTATTATCAGTTCGTTGGTGGCCTCAATATTCCAAACAGTTTAAAGTCAACATTACAATCGTTGGGCAAATGGCTATTATGGATCCAGATCGTCTTGATGGGGATCAATGGACAGTAGCCACAGTATATCACGCACTAGCATATCATATCTGCCCTAAACTTACACAGTTCTCTCCAGAGACTGATAAGTTTCAAGTAATGATGGACTATTATGCCAAGAGATTTGAACACGAAATGGATCTCTGCATAAGAGAGGCTGTGAGATACGACATCAACCTAGATGGCGTAATTGCACCCTTTGAAAAACTTCCAGACAGTTACTTGAGAATCCGTAGATAATGGCACAAAATCTCAGAGAACAAATCGCAAAAGAGGTAGTGCGTGTTCTGCAGAATATGCAGGACCCCACGCCTATCCTAGTCAATCGCGAACCATTTGAGCCAGAGAAACTGGCAATCACACAATTCCCTGCACTGCTACTGCAATTTCTCACAGAAGAACGAGAAACAGTCAGTATGGGTGCCACTGGTGTTGGACGCCGTTCAGGTGTCATACGCTATAACATCCGTGGCTTTCTGCGTGGTGTTGAACTAGACAGCAAACGCAACGATTTAATAGAGCGAATTGAAGAAGCACTAGACTTAGACAGATATCTAGGATTAAGAACAGAGGGGGTATTGGACAGTCAAGTGACTGCCATTGAAGTTATCCCTCGCCTAGCACCATTGGCTGAACTGTCTATTACATTTGAAGTTCGTTACAACTACTTGAGGAATGCAACATAATGAAAGTATACAAAGATGGGATGGAGAGAGAAGTCCCCAAATCAAAATTATCAGAATACATTTCTGCAGGTTGGAAAGAATCTAACTCTGTGGGAAATATTGTAAACACTGAAGAATTAATCGTTCTTCAGCCTACTGCGAAGTCAAAGGGCGCAGCCAAATCCCTTGACAACACCATTAACAAAGGAGACGAATAATGGCGACATTGACTGGCAATAACGGCGTTGTCAAGATTGATAACGCGGCAGGTTCCCCAACTGCTCTAGCGGCAGTAAGAAACTTTTCAGTAGAAATCACAGCAGACACTATTGAAAAAACAGTAATGACTAATGATACAAGACAATTCATCAAGGGATTGAGCACTTGGACTGGATCAGCAGACATTTACTTTGATCCAAGTGAAATGCCCACAGCAGGCACCAGCACTAATCTAAGTGCTCTAAACCCAACAGGTGTTACCTCAAGCACACCTTGGGCCGCAGTAGGCAGTGATGCAATCACATTAGAATTATATCTAGATGGCTCATCTAAGAAATTCTCTGGTGAAGCAATCGTAACAGGCTTTACAGTAAACAGTTCTATGGACGGTATGGTAGAAGCATCTATATCTTTCCAAGGCACTGGCTCTGTAACCTACGCAGCCTAAGGAGAACTAATATGGGAATGATTACAGGTAATGATGGTGCTATTCTATTAGGCAGCACCACACTAGCGGCAGTTCGCAATTTCTCTGTGGAACTAACTGCAGATACAATTGAGAAAACCACTATGGGAAATGACACTCGTCAATTCTTAAAAGGAATGAGCACCTACACTGGTTCAGCTGATATCTATTTTGATCCAGCAGACTGGGGTAACACAGACAGTTCTACATTTAACTTGACTTACCAAAGCGGTAGTTCATTAGTTGGTGCCAGCGGTATAACTTTCAAAGGTTATGTCGTACAGGATGCAACCAATGACGTGGCGTTTACAGGCACAGTGATAATCACTGGCTATACTGTGAACTCCAGTATGGATGGTATGGTTGAAGCATCAATCAGTTTCCAAGGAACTGGTAATGCAGTATTCTCAGCAACAGGTAATGTGTAATAAATGAACCTTAAGATAGAAGTGAGTGGGATTGCTAGTTCAATGAAATCAGTTGAACAGCAACTTCGCCGCTTTGAGGAGCGAGTAGTAGATATGGTCCTACAAGAAGCACCAAAGTTTACACCCAAGCGAACAGGTAGAGCTGCCGCTGGATGGGAAAAGGCAGGAACTCCATTGAGAGACTTGTCTGCTGTGAACCGTGTGCCTTATGTAGGCTACCTTGAAAAGCCATATGTTAAGAGCAAGCAAGCACCTCAGGGTATTATAGGACCCACACTAACTTCAGTCAAAGGAAAAATAAAATGAGTAAAGTATTAGACAAAGCAACAAGTCATTTCAGAGCAAAAGTATCAGGAGATATGTTGTCAATCCACGTTCCTGAATGGGATGCAAAGATCTATTTTAAACAGGCAATCACGCTGAAAGAACAGAGCAAACTCGTAGAGCTTGCCAGCCAAGGCAAACAGGTAGAAGCACTGGTAGAAAGTCTTATTACCAAAGCCCGCAATGAAGACGGCACCAAGATGTTCTCTCAAGTAGACAAAGTGGTTCTAATGAATGAAGTAGATCCTAACATCATTATTCGTGTAGTTGGAGAAATCAACACAGCCAGCGATGAAGAAAGTGATTTGGAGAAGGTAGAAAAAAACTCCTAGCAGATCCAGATGTGATGTTTGCCTGTAGGCTAGGCAAGGATCTGGGTCTGACACTTGAACAGGTGTTTGAAATGTCTGTTACTGAATTCCAAACCTGGGCGGCATTTTATACCTGGGAAAATAAAGAGATGGACAAGCAGATGAAAAAGAGGAGCAGATAGTGGCTACTAACGATACCAAGATTAATATAACCGCTGACACCAGTCAAGCGATTAGAGAAATAGACAAGTTAGGTATGGCTCTTAAAGGGCTAGAATCAACTACCAATCTTGTTGGTAAAGCTCTACTTGGCTTGACAGGTGTTGCTGCCGCTGCCACTGCGGCATTGGCAACAGCGTTCAGTCGTCTAGATGATTTAGGCGATGCCGCTGATGCAATTGGTATTGGTGTCAATCAACTTAAAGCACTGAACAAAGCCGCCGCCGCCGCAGGTGTTTCAGCTGAAGCAGTAGAAACTGGATTTAAGAAACTTGGACAGAACATCACGCAGGCATTCTTAGACAGTTCATCCAGTGCCGCTCGTTCATTACGCCTGATTGGCTTAACTGCCACTGATGTAATGAATATGCCTATTGATGAGCAGATGACAAGGATCGCTCAAGAGATAGCCAAGATAGAAAGTCCAGCAATCAGAGCTTCAGTATCAATGGAACTGTTGGGCAAAGGTGGTGAAAGATTAGTTGCTGCCTTTAAAGATCCTGAAGCCATTGCTGCCTTTGAGAAA